TGGCAGAGTCAAAGGGAGCAATGATCTGCATGAACCCATCGCCAGGGTAGATAGCCATAGACCAGACATGGGATGTGATACCCTCCTGTACCGCCTCACGGAGGAAGCGGTTGATTTTGGCGCTAGGTCCATTGGCGGGGTCGGCTACCTGAATACCCTCCATTAACTGACGGACACTGATAACCCCATAGGTAGACAGGAGGTACATTTCCCCCCCGTAAGCCAGTCCAATACGCCTCGAAGCAGGACAGGAGCCGATAAACCAACTACCCACAAGGCCAAAACTATCTGCCTGGGTAGGGTCAGTGCCTTGGTAGATCAATACATCCCCACCACCACCCACAGCGATGAGGTAGTCATCCACCCCTGCTCCGCCGTCGATAGTCCAGTTGAACATGGCCTTCAGCGAACCCCCGTGACTGAGCTTGGCCCCAAAGTTGAACAGGGTAGCCGCACCCGATATGGCCCCTACATCAAGGTAGTAGGCGTCCCCTGAGTCCTTCAGGATCATCCACAGCCTGCCCTTCCACACCATGCAATAGGCGACATTGGCAGGGGTAGCCACCGTAATTGAGGGGATACTCCACGTTGCTGAGGCTTCTGTGTACATATGAAGTCCATTGACTTCATCGGCATAGAACAGGTATCTCCCACCGGCATCATTGGTGATCTCCGTGTAGACCCCAAATCCAGCCCCTGTACCCACGCCTACAAAGGTTACGACCTTGGTTGGAGAGGTCACACCATCAGTTGTACAGTCAAATATGCCCCCTGGAGTGACTGCCCACAGCTTCTTGCCTGTTGCAGCGTCTTTCTGTCCTGTGAAGGCGATAACCGTGTTCACAGCCCCACCTGTCATGCCCGTTGCCCAGTTCCTGTAGCCCTTGCGGAGTCTTAACCCATATTCACTGGGTATTAAATTTTGCGCGACAATACAATCGGTAGGTTCCATTGCGCTTAATGAATCTAGCGCATTGATACCGCCAACGCTTGCTGGAACTGTATAGCTTTGTTGGTAGGGCGCACTTTGTTGATAACGCCCACCCTTAGTAATGGCATTTCTAAAGCGAATGAGCTATACTCCTATTAGACATCAATATGGTAATAGCGCTATGTGGAAAATCATTGAGCCAGCTAAAAGTAGGGGACGGCATCCTTACGACCTGTGCGAATGTGAGTGTGGAACTCGTAAAGAAGTGGCTCGAACTAATATAAATAGAGGCTCCATTAGCTGTGGATGTAAGAGTAGCAGAGCTACTGCGAAAACGCGGTTTACTACGCACGGCAAAAGCAGAACAACTATTCATAGTGTATGGAAGCACCTTAGACAGAGATGTGATAATCCGAAAGATGCGGCTTACGACGATTACGGGGCTAGAGGCATCACATACGACCCGCGTTGGGCTGTATTTGAGAATTTCCTTGCCGACATGGGAGAAGCCCCCGAAGGAATGACCATTGACCGTATCGACAACGACGGAAACTACAGCAAAGAGAACTGTCGATGGGCCACTAAAAAAGAGCAGGCTAATAATAGAAGATTGAGAAAGAACTCTAGATATTTTACCTATGATGGAGAAACTCTGACCGCGACTCAGTGGGCCATAAAGCTTGGGCTTAATAGAAGTATACTCTACCGCCGCAGAGCCATTGGGTGGGATGACCCTAAAATTATTACCACGCCTGTTAAAGTACGTGCTCATAAGCCGAATCCACTTTCTGGCACTGAATTGCCGGTTAGATAACGAAATCCGCTTCTGCCGTTTAGAGACAGGATAGGAGCGCCTTTATCGTACCCTGTCCAACTAGAGTAGCAGAGATCAAAGTCTCTTGCAGCTACAGCAATGTCGAAACCCTTCGCAGCAAGAAACTTTACCTTTAAGAACTTCACCACCAGTATCGGCTCGAACAGGATGGTATCCGTACCCGTTGAAGCCCTGTCTGTATAGGTATTATCTGTCTGTTTCACCCAGTTACGGCTGATATAGGAGAAGCTGATGGTGATACCTTCGGGAGGAGGGGAAGGATAGACCACAAACTTGTTTTCGTTAAGGATGAAGGAGACTTGCAGGGTAGTAGCCCCCAAATCCAGTGCATTGGCATATGCCCACATCTGGGAGGACAACGGACCCCCTATAGGCATCCTAGCCGACTGATTCCAACCAGTCTGCCCGATCATGTGGTGAAAGTCAGTGGGGAGAGCGTAACTACCTGTATCCCCTGGGGCCGTGACGATAGTATGCTGTCTTTGCATGGTCTCCCAAGGGTACATATCCACCAACTCACGACCCGCCGCATTGAGCAGGCCAGCAAGTTGTTGAAACGCAGCATCTTGGGAGGAATAAGGGTCTATGACAGGAATAAGCCCGACTTCAATAGCCGTATCGTTGATTATGGTAGAAGCTGTTTCCTGTCGAGCCATTTCATACTCCTATCAGCCTTTTGCGGCCTCTATTTCTGCCTTGGTGCGTCGATGGCGCTTCTTCTTCGGTGGAGGATTGGGGTTTCCTTCCGCAATATGGGCCAATACCTGTTCCACAGGGTCTACTTCTGACACGCCACGTGGAACATTATCCACAGGGTTATCCACAACAGCCCCTTTATCCTGAACCAGCGCCATCAGTTCGTCAATACGGCGGTTAGCGGCTTCCAGTGCATCAGCCGTTGCTGCTTCCTTGGCAACTCCGAGGTACTTCTTAGCCTTTTCCTTCAGTGTTACAAGGCCCATCATAGCACCTGTGTTGGAGTCAGCCATATTCGCCAACTGTTCCACGGTCTTGATGTTGAAAAAGGACAGTTCCTCTACCTGACCACGGGTAACTCCCGGCCAATCTGTCAAACGAGTACCAGAGATAACTTCTTCCTCAGAAGTCCTTTCCTTCCACAGTCTCCAGTGGGTAGGGAACCGTTGTTTGTCCCTCTCATTAGCGGGACGAACCACCACTGTGTTCTTGTTCCCAGGCTGCATGATCTCAATCCACGGCACATCGTCGTAAATAGGGCGACCTTCCAACTCCGTCTTTTGGGTGTTCAACTTGGCATCCATGTAAAAGCGCACAGCAAGGAATTCATCCCCGTTGCTCTGCCCTCTCCCCAATGCCATCCGTGATTCCTCATACGTTGCTTCTAACATTCCGCTGCACTCCTTTAGGCTCTTTGGCCTGTTATAGGCTTATTGCCCGTTTACCTTCTCACAATAGTTGCTGGTGACACTAAGCATGCTTGGTTTGCTGGTCGTCCTACGGATGGGTTTACATCCATGTTTACACCTACAATAGTAGATGCCACAAGTCCAGAAGGAATAGCCGTTGCTGCTATTTTCTCAACCCCATCTGCATAGCACGTTACAAACCCATTGGAAACAACCATCTTCAGCACAACATCCACTCCGTCTGTGTGTGCTGTTGATGCGCTTGTTGCCAGCACAGCAACGTCACTGGGTTGCCGTCCAATCTTCCATAAGACATATGCCGTAATTGTGTCCTCGTAACAGAAATTCAGGCCAAACGCCGTATCTGCTGGTGTTATACATACAGTTGGCCCACAGGGTAAAAGCTCATCCCCTGTCCATGTGACACTGATCTCGTAATTAACTGTTCCAATATCTTGGTATAAACAGGCCCTTCCACCGGGAATATTCGCTTGTCCTATTGCACCTTGGTCTGGGTCACTGTTGGTAAAGTAGTCAACAGACGATATTGTTACAATCCCTGCCCTGTTCCACCAATTCGATGCCCCAGATAGCTGATAGGCTTGTTTCCATGCAGGAACTGCCAGCTTTATACCTGATCGACCAAGTCTCGTTCCGCTAGTAGAGATAACTGCTGATGAACTAAGCAAAGTATGTCCCCGCGCCATCAGTTGTGTTGAAATCCAGACTAATAGCATCGACGTACAGCGATCTGCTTGTTGTGCTGGCAGATTTGCGGATAACGGCACCACAAAAAAGAGCGGTGTTGTTCGGTGGAAGTGTGGCGGTGATAGGCGATCCGTTGATAAGTGTATTGTTTATATAAAAATTAGCACCAGCGGAGGTGTACGTAATTCTCAACGTCTGGTATGTGCCAAATATACTGCCAACAGTAGCAGCCGTACTTGTCGTTGTTGACGTTTCTGAACCCGCGCTTGCCTTAGTCACCATATGCCAGTTGCCAGACGCGCTAGTAAGCCTGAAAAATATCCCTGTGGTTGCCACTGCGGTTGGTGCAGTAACCAAGCCAATTTCTACTGTAAACGTATTTGTTCCATCTGGTAAAGCTGATACCAATACCAGAAACCTTATGTCGAAACTGCTACCCGCTGTTACAAAATATATGGGGGATACTGTACTAATTAACGCTGCGTAACCTGCACTATTTGTGCCTGTTGCTAAGGATGCCACGCCGTATCTAAGTATGGAATCAGATTCTTGCGACACCTTAGCGCCTGTTGTTCCACCATTAAAGCATTCAAATGGCTCAATTCCAAAAAGAGTACCTGTGGTCGTGTTATCGTAGTCTTTAGGTGTTTGCATTAGATGAGAGAAAAACCTGACTCTATCTTTTGCATGGGCCATCATATCAGTGGCGGGTGAGCCAGCAACTTGCTGAACAGTTGCAGTCACAGCAGTACTTGACTGAAGCCCTACTAGTTTCTCTACTCCTGTTGGGGTACTTGCTGCACTCAGAGAGTCAATGTCGGTAATTGGGGTTATAGCATTAACGTCCGCCATAACTTCAGCCAGCGCACCTTCTACCGTAGTGGCTGTGTACAGATCGCCGGAATCAACAAGAGTAAGAGGGGCTTTTTCAGTATCCAGTTCAGCAATCGCCGCCTGTACTGTCGTCGCTGCAATGTTTCCTGCTGGAGTAAAGGATACCGCAGTAGCAGGATGACTATCGGCATCTGACCTATTGCTTAGGGCATTGTGAGAGCTTGGTGATACCGTAGACGATACTGAACTTGTAAAGCCAACCAGACGTACCGGATTAGAGGCAATTGCACAGCGTCCAATCATGTCATTGTAGTTGGCGTTGGTAGAGCAGCGATAAGTTATCTGGTAGAGAGGAGCAAACTCTCCTGTCGGGAAGCCACTCAGGTTCAGACTCAGTACCGATTCCGCCTGTGCGCTCGTCAGATCGGCATGAACAGCCTGTCCTGGGACAAAGATGAACCGTGCTAATACAGGGTCAACAATGTCAGTCGCAAAGACGTAGTAGTTGACGAATTGGCCCGTTGCAAGGTTGGTCAGTTCCCACGTTGAACCATTCAGCCGGTTGTACTGAATGAAACCAATGTTGGTTCCAGGCGATACCGTGAGATCACTTGCCAGATAGGGTACTGTTTTCGTTCCCCATGTCCACGTTGACCCCGTTCCGGTTCTATTAGGAACGAAATAGGAACCTGCTGTCAGTGCGCTCAAGGACAGGACAATATCCTCATCCCTGAGAGTGGTCTGAGCTACAGTGACCTGTACGTCAGACGCAGCAGGGTCTGAGTTTGCTGCTGTACCTGATACAACAAATCCCGCCAGTGTGCCACCAGAGGATATTTGTGATCCGTCAACAGCATGGAGTCTGGCATGGGTAGCCCAATCCATCGAAATGCCATGACGCTCATCACACAGCAGTCCCGCTCCGAGAGTGGTGTTGATATAGACCGCTGCAACAGGTGCCTGAGTGGAGCCAATCGTCCACGGGGTTTGTGAGCAATTCCACTGACCTACTCCACCGGGAGCAGAATAGTAGATAAACCACAGTCCGGTAGTCTTTGTGACAGCTACGACCTGTGCGCCTGACAGAGGGTATTTAACCCCTGCAATCCAGATATCAACCGTGGCCCCTACAGGAGTCAGGGTGAATGTTCCTGTCGCTCCCGCACCATAGACAAAGCTCATGGTCGTTGCAGTGGCAGGGTCAATACCCGTGGGTTCTCCTGCTACGAGAGAGCGAGTTGATAGCGTAGAGACTGCGCTTTCTAGGGTAACGACATTATCAACCACACCAGGAGCAGCAAGCTCCCATCCTGCTGAAGCACCCCAAGCACCTCCAGTACCCGTTGAGTACTCGCCGTCCCCTTCAGCAGAGGGACCAGTCTGTGTCATTACAGTGCTAGTGCCGCCCTCGGTCATTGGGTAGTAACGAGAGTTATCAGGAATGGCTGTCCATGCCGATGTCACATCAGGCGTGACTACAGCACCATATGTGTAGTCAGTTGAGAGTTGTGCAGTGACAGCACTCTCTACTGTATAGATATGTGATGCGCCCTGAAGATCAGCGGCTGCTGTGTTAAGGTGTAACTCAGCATTACCCACGATAATCTTGTCATTGGCATTACTAAACCTGAGAGCAATGCGGGGATTGGCTACTGTTTTAGAGAATATGTGCTGAGTGAATGAGTTGGTTCCAATACTCCCATTTGCCACTGTGTTCCATGTTGGGGTTCCATCATAATCTAGCGTGATGTCAACACTTCCTACGAAGGGTGAGCCTTTCTTCAGGAACCAACGGGTAGTGTGTTCAGCAGAAGCAGCAGTGACAGCGGTTCCAATTAACTCATACGTCCCGCCAGAAGAGTCTGCTGTTACCGTACTAGCAGCCCCACTGCTACCAGCAGGGCCACCCAAGCCTGCTGCATCAAGTCCGTTCGCACCTGTGCCATCGTATGACCAGTCTGGAACAGTGCCACCCGTATTGCCGTAGGTGAGCAGAACAGAAACTGCTCCATTCGTTGCGGGCGTGTTGTCTGTCCAAGTCCATTCGTTTGTCTGAGCGCCAGTCCCGTTACCATCATTATCAAGCGTTGCAAAACCAACTTGCGGAAAATACTCCGTGCCAAGACCAATGGCAGAAAAGTCCGTCATGTATTTGGAGGTAAAGCCAGCAGAAACAGAAATTCCAGCCGTTATCTCATCAGCCACTGCGAGAATAGAAATAGCCTGTCCAGCAGCCGTTACAATGCTTGCGCTACACGATCCGCCGCTTTTGTTCGTATTGGTTGACGCAGCATTCGCAGAGTTGGTGCCAATCCGGTGTAGCTCTGGAACACCTGCAACTATATTTACACCAGTGAATTCAGCAACAGCACCGTACCATAGGCGGGTATCTGCACCCGTCCCGTCATTGGTCCATGCCATTGTGAAGTTGTCTGCTGAAGTACCAGACGCTTCCCTAGAGCAGACTATTACATTGACGTTTGTCTTTAACCGCTGAACTTCTGTCCATCCAGCAGGGGCAGCATCGAACGTATATACTGAACCAGCCCTAAGGACAAATACCCCTATGAGCAAATTGCCAGAAGTTGCTGAGGGTGTTCCTACAGTAACAGTTCCAGAAGTAGCAGTTGTTTTCCACCAATCTGTTGATGCTGTTTCTCTCTGCCATCCTTGTACATATGCCATGACTACACGCCTCCCGGCAGGACAGAATTAAAGTTGGAGGTAGAGTCGCCAAAGCGGAACTCATCGTAGAAGTAGCAAACGTGGCTAGAAAAGGTAGCGCCCACATAGACTCCAAATTTGAAGTTCATATGGCCTGAATCATTTATCGGATAACCTATTCCAGACTTTCTAAAAATAGGAGTGTCTCCACTCGTTTGGTCTATCCAAATATCACAATAGTTATCAGAGCCAGTAGACATATTTGTATGAATTACAAACTTAGTCCATTTGCCCTTTTCAACAGCACCACAAAAGGCATTAGTTCCATAGGAATAGTCCCCATAAGAAAGGTGCCACTGATCATTTACTATCTTGATACCATTGAATGGTCCGGGGTCGCCAGGATGAAGCTGGCAGATAAAGTTATTGCCACTGGTGTTAGAGAATCCTTCGCATTGTGCAATCATTACGGCAGTGTTCGGAACCCATACCGCAAAGCCTATCCAAATCTCTTGGTTATAGGGGATGAAGTATCCGTTCGGAGTATTCATCTCTGAACGTTTCTTATCGTTAAGAGTGCCTACCGGAGTCCAAGAATTATCCCAGAAAGACCTATGGACATAACTTCCTGACAGGGCATAAAATGCCCCGCCATCACTAGCGCGAGTACCAGCGTGAGTAGAAGAGCAATACGTTGCGTCAGTTGCTAGTCTAATCAGGTTTGACTTAGCGTATTCAGCAGTTGTTGGTGTCCAACTGAATTTCCACACATCTTCTGGATCGGCATTATTATTGGTAGTGTAATAGCCTGTGTCTATTCCAGAGAGAACAACAGTGTTAGAAGCAGGACCTCCTTTTTCACCACCAGAAGAGTAAAAGATTCCAACACGCTCTGGAGGCGGAGGCGGAGATATGCCATCTTCTATATTGTTACTGTAAATCTGTGAGTTGGTGAACCACGCCAGTTTGTTAGTGACTATGTCGTAGTTGCCTATAGTGGTTCCTGTCCCTTCGTCTAGCGGGAAGTCCCACAGCCTGCCAGAGCTATCCGTAATCTCTACGCCGTGAAGTGCTGAATCTGTATTTAAGAGTTGGTTTGTTGCACCCTTTCCGAAAGAGTTAATCGTCAATGTTCCAGCGAGCGTTTGTGCAGTTCCCGCTGGAAACCCATCGACTTCGCATGAGATAAGGTCATCTTCGTCGCGGTATATTCTAATGGCGACTTGCTTGCCTACATCCTTGCCCACTAACACATCTGAAAACGTAATAGTACCCGCGCCTATTTCTAAGATAATATCGTTAGTAGCTGCATTGGTTAGATGGATAGAACTGGTAGTAAGTGAATCCATATTCCCCATGACTGTTGTCTGGGTACTAACTGCATCTTCCCGTATCCAGTTAAAAGAAATGTCAAACGTACCTGTCAATTCGATGTATTGATCCAAATCAAAATAACGGGCATTGTTGCCGTAACAAACCGTGACTCCCTGAATCGGTGCGCTGTCTGTTAGATAGAGATTGGAAACTGTCCCTGAATACCCCGTACCTAGTGAGTAATCAATAGGGAGTGTAGGAACCAGTCCTGCATTTCCTTGATACTGCACATCAGCATAGACCGTGTTATCTCCGAGAGACTCCCAATCATTGAGAAGCGTTGCTGTCCGTGTACCATTGAATACATAACCAGCAGAACCACCGCCTGCACCCCCGACATAGCGGTAAATATCGCCTGTTTGGGTATCGTGGGCTTTCTGTGGGACAACTCCCGGCAATCCGGTGGGAGCACCCGTTACTATCAGATACTCTTCATTAGTTGCCATGTTGTGGGGGTTTTCAGCGGCTAGGTGATCGGCCTCCCACTGGGCAATAGCGGTTAATTGAGTACTAAGCCCTGTTATTGCGCCAATAGGGTGTGCGTTGTCATTCTCTACATCACCCAAGTCGGCATGAGTGGGTCTTACCCATCCCTCAGTACCACTGGTATTGGTTCTAAGATATGCCAATCCATCATTAGGTGATTCTGTCTGTAAAGCAGTGTCGGCAAGGTCAAGAGAAGCCTTGTTAGCGACATTTAGCTTAACATCTGTTGTAGGGTTGTTATCAACAACATCGAAATCTTCAATGAAGTTGAGTGTTGCTCGGTCAGTTTTAGCTACGCCATCATCAGCGATGATATGAGCACTACCACCCGCACCACCCGGAGCCACCCAAGACCTTACACCCCCTGTGGTAGAGGCTAGAACATGACCGTCAGTACCTGGATTACCAAGACCATTCTCTTTCAGGGCCAGTGCATCAAATACTGCGTTCTGACTGGGAGCAATGGTTGTCGTTCCGTTGTTAATGGCATCAGCGACTTTTGCATCAGCGTAGGATTGTGCTGAGGTGTTAGTCGCATTATCCCCAGAGTTGTTGCCTGTCAGCGTACCCCCGTTGATAGAGAGTGCCGTGGCATCGCCCAGACTCGGTGTGGTAAATGAAGGTGAAAGTAAGGGAGCCTTGAGAGCTAGGGCATCGAACACCGCATTCTGACTAGGGGCAATCGTCGTTGTGCCATTGTTGATCGCATCGGCTACCTTGGCATCGGCATAGGTATTTGATGTACTGTTTACAGCACTGTCACCCGTGTTCGTGCCTGACGTGTTCTCCAGTCGGGAGAAAGCAGTAGCTGTCATATAACCATCTACAGCAGCAGTGGCAGCAGCCATAGAGATTGTGCGGGTAGTGCCAGAAGGTGTGGAGACAACAGGAGCTGTCCCAGAAACCACTTGTACAGCGGTTGTTGCCAGATCACCTTCAGCACCCGTAGCAAAGGCACTGACCGGAATCTTGAGATTGTCATTGCCTGCGGCATTAACGCCAGCTACCAAATCCGTCTGGTCAGGAATTGGTGTAGAGGTGAAGTCTGAGAATTTTTTATCTGCCATTACGCTGCCGCCTGAGTAACCATGTAATCACCCGCTTCGGTAATCATTTTCTCACCCGCTTCGGTAAGGATATTAAATGTTATTAACGCCACGACAGTCAAGAGCACAGTATTGGATGCACGGTCTGTATCCACACTGTTACTGGCAAGGCACCTGAACAACTCATCAGAGTAAACCAAAGATGCAGGATTAATCGTCAGCGTGTTCGTCGTTGCTCCCGATATAGAGCCGCCATTCGATAAGTCTGTCCACACACCACCAATGAACTGTTGCCACTGGTAGGTGATAGGAGAGGCATTTCCAGAGGTCGCTGTCAGGGTAAATGATGCAGACCCATCCTCAGCAACTGACTGGCTGGTAGGCTGTACAGTGAACCGAACACCCTGGAAAGTCCCCAGACCATCAGCCGCTACACCCCCTGTACTCACATAGGGGATACCGGAACTCCACGAAGTAATAGCGTCGTTGGACATTGCCAATCGACCGTTGGAATCCAGTGGTTCAGCGCCTGAGTTGAAATCTACAGGGTCAGCATCAGAGGCCGCTAATCGACCACTATCTGCAAAGGGAAGCCCTTGGTGATGCCCAACAATAGCGCCTACAACATCAACGGCAAGCACCCCGTTTTTATAGGGTATGCCGCCCATCGTCTTGTCAGGGGCAGTCGTGCCAACATCAACAGGAAGGGCTACACCTGGAAACCTTGCAGCCACCTGTAATAGTGCCGACATTTCTACTCCTTGTCATGCCAAAAAAGGAGGACGGTACTGCTACCGCCCCCCAATCATAGCAGCGGATTGCTATGGAAACTCAGTATGTGAAGTTACACATAACAATTTTCTCGGAGGCATCAATTGCTGTTGCACAGATGTTATCCGTGATAGCTGTTGCCAGGTCAAGAGTACCATCGCTGGAGCCGGTTGGGGTCAGCGGGTCGCCATCAGCGCCAGCAGTCAATGCTGCGGCAAGAGTAGCTATACCGTGAACCTGAATCCAGCCACAGTAAGTGTCCGTCACAGTCGCTTGCATAACACCAGCGCCCACTTCATCGCTGTCAGACAGGTCACAAGTGACAACAGTGCCGAGGGTGTTTGTGCCAGCAACAGTCACAGTCGGGTAGTAAGCTACCTTGCCTGCGCCTGCTGCAACACTACCTGCACCCTTCAGATACTTCACATACTTGTAGATTTTTGACGGACCCTCAGTACCGATAGTGCCGCTCATCGTTCCCAACTTAAACTTGGGAGTAGCATCGTTTGCTGTCAGGTCGATTCCAATTGCGTTAATCATACTAATTCTCCTAAACTTTGTTTGGGGAGGTTATCCTCCCCGATTGTCTCAGATTGATGGATTAGCCGTTAGCGTCAAAGCGACCCTGCAAGCTCGCATTGGAACACGTCAGGTTTCCTGCCCATCCCAATATCTGCACTTCAGCATCCTGGTTGGTTGCATAACGCTTGTTAGGAGCCAAAGGCACCATGTTGCGTGAGGCATGAGGACGGAAGTGGATGTAGTTGGTGTTCAGGAAGAACGCTGTACCTGCGGGGCAGGAACCACCGATTCCACCGTCCAGACATACATCAGCATCCATGAACTTCAGGCTTGGAAAGCCCAGGTTGCCGACTTCAGGCTGTGCAAACCGCTGGAGGGCTTGCAGTGAAGCCATGTAAGCAGCCCAAACAGTGCTATCAGCCATAATCAGGTCAACACGGTCAGTACCACGGGTACACTTGGCCCACAGTGCGTTCCAGTAACCTTGGATTTTGGTAGCGTCCAAGCCGTTTGCAGAGGTTTGATCGCTCACTTGGTTAGACCAGAACGCAGTAATGCCAGAGGCTGCACGGGTAATACCACCGTATGTACCAGCAGTGTTAGCCACGGGGACTGCCGCATCCAGACCATCAATTTCCTTACCGCCTGAGCCTGAACCGTTTGAGTACAGACCATCGCAGAGCAGATTTGACATAGTGGACTCGGCTACAGACAGGCGAGATTCCATCAGGTCAATCATGCGCTCACGACCAGCGTTCTGGAGCATTTCCAGACCGGAGATGATGACAGGAACGGCCAATTGCTTGATGCTGAAATTAGCCGCACTGATAACATCAGATACACCCACCGGCAGAATGTCGTAACCAGAATACCATCCGCCGTTGCTGTTCTCAGCAAAGGACAGTTCCTGGATAATCTGAGAACCACCGCTGAAAGGCTTGATCTTGCCCCTCTGGGAGAGTTTGGTCAGGATTGCGTTGTTCTTTGTCCTTCTGTTTACGTCCTCGGCTCTTTATCCGAGGCTCCTGCATCTTCAATTCGATGCAGAGCAGACTATCTCATAACCACTTTTTCGCTTGCTTGGTTGCGCTTATCTTTGCGCCATGCCCTTTCGGGATACCAACCTGCGCCAATCTACGCTTTTCATTGCTATCAGCAGACGGTCGATACCCGTTTGCTACTCTTGCGGCTGCTGCTTTGGCCGGTGCTTCGTGCGGTGGCTGAAACGATATTTTACTATCATTCAGCAGTAATCCCTGCTTTTCAAAATGCTCCATCCAGAAGATTTCACGTTTCCGTTTGTCTATGGTGGTGGCATCTTTTGGCAATGTTTCAATGCTTTCTAACCTGAACGCACTGGAACCCAATATGTTCCAAAGCTCCTGCATAGTTCTCGCAGTATGCTTATTGCCGTTAAGCAGGCATCGGTGCTCACGCATCCTTTTGCCTAGCTTGCCTTTAGTACACCCGATATACGCTTGTTGGGTGTCGATGCAATATAGTTTGTAGATTGTCACCATTCGGAATACTCCTCTGTGGGTGATAGTGGTTCTTTGCGCTCGTGGGAGTCGGCTTTCGCGTCCTCCTAGTCGTTACACCTTCCGTAACTCATCACTTTTACGGCTTGGCTCGGTATTGGCATCTCAGCGTTCACCGATTTCACAAAGTTTTATAACGTCCTCAAATTAAACGTTGTCAGCAACTTTACGACTACGAGATTCTATAGTCGTTGCCAAAATATCTGAGTAATTTGCGTTAGCGAATGCCATGTGGCCTCCTTAAGCTAAAGTTTAATTGATTTACCTGCATCCACGGGATGGGGCTAAACAACCTTCCCTTTAACTCATTCGCCTGTCGGAGACTGGGGAGAACTTAGTTAATATTAACTTTACGCCCTTTTTTCTATTGTGCAAGTGTTTTTTTACACTTGTCCAGCCCTATCCCATGCATCATTTAACAGTTTTGATATGTCATCAGTACTGTTGGACATAACCGAGCCACTAGGGCTACCGTGGATACTGGAAGCTGCCCTACGGTTGGTTTGGACGTGCTTCTGCCCACTTCGGGTCTGGAGTATCCGTGAGATTTCAGGGTTCATCCTACAGGCACGGTCATACGCCTGATCCAGGGTCATGGGGATATTTCTTCGGCTCGCCATTTCCAGCAAATCGGCCATATCGTCCCGAACGTCATTGGCAAACTCGTTCTTTGGGTTGTTGATAAAGGCTTGGACCCCGCTGTTTACCTGTAACTGGGCTTGCTCTGCCTGCCATTTCTGTTGCTGTTCCTGTTGTTGGAGGAACTGCTCAATCCGCTGTTCACGCTCTGATAGCTGAGGGGCCTGTTCTTGTACTGTTTGTCCTGATAGCAGGCTATCAAGCATGTTAATATCCACGCCGTACTGCTGGATAATGGCTGCTGCGGCCTCAGCCCTCTGTCTGGGACTGCCCATTTGGAGGGTCATAGCGGTTTGGAGGGTTTCAGGGACGGCTTTGAGTCCACCGTTCATCTGCATATAAGGTAAGAAGGGTGCGAGTACCCTGTCCATCTGGGTAGCACGATTGGCGTTTTCAGCGTGTTTCTGTAGCCCTATCGCATAGTCCTTTTCCCGCTTGGTCGCCCACTCTTGGAGGGCTTTGGGGGTTTTCTTCCACTCCTCCCGTAAGGCAGGGGTCAGTCCTGCGGGGATTTTGTCCTCAACAGGTTCAGGCTCCTTAACGTCCTCCTGGGGTTCGGTGCCTTCTTCGGCGACGATAGGTTCAGGCTCAGGCTCAAGTGGAGTATCAGCCTCTCCCTCTCCTCCGGCGTCAGGCTCTGGCTCACTGGACTCTGCTGCATCCCAGGCGGCATTAAGGTCTGCTGTGGGGGAGGGGTCGTCATAGACAACTTCTCCTTCGTTTTCTTCGATTACCGCTGCTTTTTTGCTCATGGTACATTCCTTGGCCTTTAGGCTCTATTGGTTCACATTCTTTCGTATTTATTAAACAACTCGTTCATCATCCTTTTGGTTTTGAACCTTTCTTCTTTGCTGTAGAGGGCTTCCTGACGCTCTTTCGCTTTACGGGCATAGTATTCGGGGGAGAACTCGGCTGCGTTGACAACTCCGTGTCGTTGGCAGTGTTCTCGGTACTGTTTACGATCGGATATGACCTTCCCATCAATTGGAGATACAAAGCTCTCGATATCTCCTTGTATAAAGCACCCCACCTTCTTTTCGGGTTCGACATACAAATCTCTCTCAATCAGTTGGTATGGAGGTTCTGGATTTTGTATCCACCGACTCATTCATCATTCTCCGGTTCACTAGCTTCTTCAGCGGCCTCAGCAGCGGCTTCCTGTTGTGCCATTGCATAGGAATGTTCAGTAGCCGCAAGATCAAGTGCGTGACCCTGCTCAATTTGCTTCTCGGCTATTGCCATCTGTGATTGGGATTCTTCCACGCGAACATCAGCATTGAGCTTCGCCATAATCACTTTCAGGTCAGCCATCAACTCCTCCATCTGTGCCTGACTGTCGGCACGGGCTTTAGCTTCAATGGAAGCGATATCCGCTTGGTTATCGACTCGAATCTTCTCTAGTTCAGCCTGAGACTTCTGGGATACAAGGGCTTGGTCAGCCTGAGACTTGGCCTGAATCTTTTCGAGGTCGCCTTTCCTCTGTGCTTCAGCCGCAGCAAGTGCGGGGTCAGGTTGTGGCTCTTCCTGCTGTGCGAGTGAGGCATCTATCATCTTATCGAAGATACCCTCCATGTAATCACCGCCTTTGAAGGCACTCAGGCCGAATTTCAGGATTTCCAGCAATAACGGCTTGCTTGAAGGCTCTGCTTCGAGGATTGGACCCGCAGACTGGAGATAGGTCGCTACGGCGGTCATGTAATCGACCCGTTCCGACTTCAGTTCCGCATAATCCAGTAATGAGATACTCTCTGGCTTGATCTTCACCCTCCACTTCACTTCAGGCGACTTCATCAGTTCAATGGCCGGTTGGATAAGTTCCTGGTCGGACTTGTTCAGGTATTGGGCGGCAGATTGCTTGAAGATGGTGGCATGGGCGTAGTGCTTGGAGATAACTTCAGCCTTAATAGCTTCCAGATCGGAGGCGAAACGTGCGAACTCGTCCTGAAAAGACTGAATCTTGATTGATCCGAACTTGGCCTTGAGTTTGTTGGTGCCATCGGAGGTGTATTCATCGGTTTTGCCTCCTGACACGATATCCGACAAGCCTGTGACCTCATACAACAGGGATTTTGTTGCCTCAAGCTGCTGATTGAGTAATTGGAGGACACTGGCGATGGTTTCTACCGGGAACCAGTCAATAACGCCCTTCAATCCACCCTTTTCTCCGAGAACAGCCCAGTTCTCCACCGGAATCATGGTGTTTTCCGTGCCTTCCTCTAGCATCCTGCCCACAGAGTCGCCTGAACTCGAATCGTAGACCCCAACGACTTTACAGGCTTGGGTGATGTTGGCAATTCTCGTACCCAATATGTCGATTTCCGTGTAGAGGTCTTGAGCAAAGGTGTAATCCGCCTTGGGTAGCATCAGACTGGTCGTGAGATTCGCCATCAAAGGTCGGGGCATGGGCCAGAAGTTGTTGAGTTTCAGAGGATCGTCAACAATATCAAGGGTTTTGTCGTAACCTGCACTCCACCAATAGACCTTCTTATCCCGTTTGTTCCAGATTTCCCATATCTGGGCGGTTTGGATGTTGTTTTCCTGATCCTTGTCCGTGTAACTGTCTTTTTCACTCATTCCAGAGGGTGATTGGTCGGAATACTCCAGTTCATTGGCGATTTCTTCACCAAATCTCTCAATACAGGCTTCCTTGTCGAGATAAGACCTAAAGGCACACCACGGCATTTCCGTCCATGTTCGACACCAGCCCCACCGGAAGTCCTGCCAGTGGACATAATCCGCAGGAGCAGACTCGGAAGCCAGTGTTTCCACCTCTTCCATCTCCATCGTCATGGGATTCAGGACTTCTTGAGTCGTGGTCTGCATGTCGTAACGAACACGACACACGCCTAGTCCGGGCAACAGACGGTCTAACAAGGCACTTCGGATGGCTGTGGGGAAGGCTTCGTCGGAATCTTCTACTTCAGATTGAAGGATTCGCTCAAATAGGAGGGCAGAGATTCGTGCTACGTCATCATCAGGGTCATTAAACTCCCGTGATACATCAATCTTTGGCACAGCACCATAAAGTTGGGCGCATAAGGTCTTGATATTGTTGTGAAAGAAGTTGAGTTTCATCAACTTGGGGCCGTAAGCGTCATCGGCCACTAGATCATCTGACTGCCCACCTGCGGTATTGGCGAGGAAACGATTGTTGATAGTGTTTCCTTGCTTGGTGAAGCGGCGTAATCGCTTCTCGGCGGCTGACATTTGTACCTGCCAGTGCTTCGCCCACCCTGATGGTGTCTTTTCTTTGGGTCGTGTGTCGAGTTCCATTACACCATGCTCCCAATCGCTACGAAAGCGACTGCTATCAGTGAGAGGTAGACTATATATGACAATGTGCGCGGTAGTGTACGGAATGTATCAGGTAATATTCCAGCAGCGACATGGAACTTGCGGTTAGTTGTCTTGAGTCTGTCCCACGTTGTCTGGAGGACAAACCAGTAACTATGCAGTTCCTTTGAGACTACCTCAAGATTCTTCTCCACATCTTCCTTATTGTTCATTCTTGCCCCTTGAGGTTAGCAATAGTGTCTGTCTTTCTTGCTGAGCCTAGCGAACTTCCAAACCAATAGGTGTTGACCTGTACCAGTACGCCACTGAGTATGCCTAGTAGATACATAGCAGGCTCACGCATAGTAGTGGGCACTTCAACACCACCAAATACAGCCCATGTCAGGACAATGAAGGCTAGGTTGTATCCTATTGACAGGATTGCTTGTACCTGTGTGCCTTGTGCTATACCTAACTTACGTGCTGAGTCCCTGTCCCCTGCATTGATTCGCTCAATATCAACACCGAGACGCTCCATTTCCAGCTTGAAGTTATTATCACATTCCTTGAGCTTCAACAGGGTTTCAGGGGTACTTCCGAGTACCGCTACCTGCAAATCTTCTTCTGTCGCCCCTTCCCCCAGGCCCAATGCTTTCGCGGCCATCCCCACAGCCACTCCAGCTAAAGGGCCACCCAAAGCTGTTGCGATAGCCGGGGCTACTGTTCCTAGAGTTTTTTTCCAGTCAATGTTCAATGACTTCTACCATGTCACTCTTGAAAGCGACTTGTTCCATCAGGTTGTCACTTGCAGTAGTTAGTGAGGCGAGATTTGTCACCGAACCCTGTCCGTAGAATCCTGAATTCGATGTAGTTGTCATTCCGCCATAGTACGTTCTTGGGTATGTATAGTACGGCCAATACTGATAAGCAGGCTGTATGTTCAACACAGAGCCAAGTGCTTTGTGCAATTCCAATGCCTCGCTGTGGGTTAATTCCCTTCCCAATACACGGTAGGTTGCTTCTACACTCAAATTCTTTTTCGTCATAGTAATCTCCAGTCGATCTTCATTTTAATTGACAGCCTTCATTGTCGTGCAGTCAACAGTCGTTGTTACCCCACCAACTACCGCTGAACACTTCGCCGTAGCGGGAGATATCACAAGGAGTCCTCCTGTTATCGGTACTGAGCAAGTCACTGGCGGCGGTGGAGGCGGCGGGGGCGGAGGAGGTGCTACTACTCCACCTGGGGCTACTGCCGCAAACCCTGATTTTGCGTTACCAAGCCGGTACTCGTCGTAATAGATTTCACCATAAGTAGTCTGGTTCAGTGTCCACGGTTCACCACGGTAGATGCCCATCTTCTGACTTACCGCGTTCCCGTTTGATGTGACGCCTTTCTTGTCCACTAATGGTGGATCAGTAGGTTTTCCGTTTACCCACATCTTGAAGAATCCAATCGCGGGGTCTTTAGATACTTTCACGTTGACCACAAAATCTGTCCACACACCCAGTTGTATAGGCTTGGTGGTAAGTGACTGTTCGCCCAACTTACCAAAACTGACCTGCCACAAGCCGTTTTTCATATTGATACCGGAGGTGCTGGTATCCGTTTGAGGTGTAGCCTTCCACTGCATTGCATGGTTGTTGATTAGGTCGGCCCCCGGACTGTTAATCACATTGCGGTTGTTAGCAGTGTCTTTCAGGAGAATAGAGAACCCAATCCAGTACTCTTGCCCTTCTTCGAGCATAAAGCCACCCGGAGTCAGCAGTTCTGCCCGAATCTTTGAATTGAATAGGGGCCAAGAGGAACTGTAGTAGATACGCATGGACTTTGTACCCGCACGTTTTACATCAGATACCACAGTTGCGGCTTGTGCGCTGTACCCTGAGACCGTTTGGAAGCTCCAGCCGTCTACAGGACTGCTTTGGGGTTGCAGCTTGCCAGTCTCCCACCCACTATAAGTCAAGATATTGGGGGCAAGTTGGGCGTTTGCCGTGCCTGCCATGATTGCTAATACAAGTAGTAAATATCTCATCGCTAATTCCTCTTAATGGCCGGTATTGGCCTCTAGCAGCATGATGCGCTCTTCTAGCAGGTCTATTCTCTCTGCCATATCCCTGCCGTCCTGCCCTGTGAATCTGTCGCCTTTCGCCATGAATGCATCCATTCTTGCCATATGTTCGTTCTGACGGATAAAGGATATGGCATAGATAATGATTGCCAGCACTAGAATGAGTGCAGCTATTGCAGTGTTAGTAGGTTTCTCCAATAGCCTTCTCATTTCCACGCTTTTGCGATGATTGGAATGATAAACTGCGCCAGAAAGATGGCACCCAGTAACATATTCTGTAGTTTTGCCTGATTCTTTGTGTCTGCCTTCAGTTCATGCACATCGTTTTTCACAACAGTCATGTCATGCTGTAGTAGCTTCAGCTCGCCTTCAATAAGACCGTCTTGGTAAGTGTGTTCCCCGTTCATAGCAATCCATGCTCCGCTCGCCACGCCGGGACGTTGAAATTAGGGCAGGTCTTGCCAGAATCGAGTTCATAATGACCGAGTATGTTTGCAGCGGGGTATCGGGTTAATAGTTCCCTGATGAGAATTACCAGTTCACCGTTCTGTTCGTCGGTGAAAGAGTCCCTACCAATCAGGCATATACCAATGGAGTCTGCGTTATGGTCTTTGACGTGGGAGCCTATCCAGTATTCTGGTCGTCCTGCCTGTCTTTTGCCGTTTTCGAGGATAACGTAGTGATAACCAATACCTACCCATCCGTTTCCGTTAACATGCCAATCATGTATTGTACTAGCATCATCCCCGCGACCTTGAGGTGAATCCGAGCAATGGATGATGATTTTATCAATTTTCCTTGCTATGCGGCCCATCGTGCTGGCCTCCCATATTGCTTGTGATAAGCCCTATGACAAGGGCGGCAGAGTGTTAACAGATTTGAAATCTCTAATCTAAGGCTAGGATAATTCACCCACTCTTTGATGTGGTGTGCTTCCAAGTACCCGCCTCTTGAATCACAATGCTGGCATGTGTGGTTGTCTCTTTCGAAACACTCGTTTCGTGCCAAAGTCCATTCATGCGAATTTTGAAATTTAACCCTCTCTTTGCTTAAGCCTTTATCTTGTTCTTTATTCCAACAGGCTAAACAACTTTTCTTGGCCTTATGGCTTAATACTGCTCCGCATTCACACAGCCTGACAGGATTTGCTTTGTGCTTTCCGTGGCATGGCTTACATCGTTCGTGACCACGACAAACACTTACCCCGCAATCAACACAATTAACAGGCTTATCAACAGGGTTTAATGGGTTTGCTCTTCTGTGTTCCTTGCACAAGTCCTTATGTATCGCCTTGTTATATAATCGCTTTTGCTGGCTATAAACTACAGCGCATACCTTGCATGTCGGGAATACATAGGCTCGCCCATCGAATCCACGCTCTTTGTGCCAGTTATGGATAGTGGAGGCATTATCGCCTCGTCCTTGTGGGGAGTCGGAACAGTGGATAACAATCTTGTCTATTAGTCTGCTCATATTCTTAGTGGCCTCAGATTTCTTCTCTCGTTATCTCTCTGCTTCCATAGGTCATCCAGGCAATAGCCTGACCCGTTGGTTATTCTTTGACCAAGATTACTCGCATTTGGCAGGGTTGTCATTCGGGGTTTTTCCGTGGGCATCGCGACTGACTTACCAGCCACAAGAGCCATATACCGGAACGCATCCGCGAAATTACTAGCCCAATCATGTAGCGGAGTGTCAGAAAATGCCCCCGTATGCTCATGGAACTGTCTACGATACGATCTGAGAGCGTCGATACCCAAATCACATTTCTTTTGGTCAAAGTAGCAGTTCTGGAGGAATAGTCGGGCGGCGTCGATACCGTGCTGGATACCGAGTTTTGGGACGATTCGGATAGGGAGTCGATCTTCTTCTGAATAGAGATCAGGTCGGCTAATACTTGGTGTAGCAAACTGCTCAACCGTGCTTCGTCGCGTTGCAAGCGTTTTAGCCTTTGCGTCGTGGGGTAGCCAAATCTGGTGATAGTCATAGCCTTTGTTATGAAGCATTTCGAGATAGTACTCAACGTGTTTTCCAGACGCTTCGTGACAGTCGATAATCGCAACCCCATCCGGTCTGGGTTGCCAGAACCACCAGGCTGTCGTGTCTCGGAGTCCAACATCGGCTGCCACATGAACTTTCTGGTCGGGTTCATAGAGGGTTTCATTCATAATCCTCCCCTTTGTTTTTAGACCGTTCATTGTCTCGGCATAATACGTCCCCAGTAGTGCCGCCTCGAAGCTACATTCCATTTCCTGTTCGTACTGGCTTTCGGACATAATCTCCTTCAGGTTGACCAGTTCCTTCTTCGGAATAATCCCCGACTCACTGGCCTTGAGCATGGTGTAGTGCCATTCCTCAGAGTTCTGTGCCTTCCTTCTATACTCGTAGAACTGGTTTCGACCCTTGGCCGTACCGATAATCGCCAGCCAGCCTTCCCGGTCAGCAAGACAGGGAGTGATGACCTCGCCCATTAGACTGGGCTTCATGTCTCCGAATTCGTCAAGGATGATACCGTCAAAGTACAGTCCTCGAAGGGAATCTGGGTTATCTGCACCATACAGGGTGATCCATACATCGTTAGGTAGTTTGACGCGCAACTCAGACTCTCTAGGAGGTTCCACTCGGATATCTTTAGTCGCCTCCTTGAGGTAGGTCCAGGCGATTTCCTTAGCTTGTTGTCGATATGGAGCAACATAGGCGTAGCGACTATTTTTCTTTTTAGTATAGAGTCCACGAAGTACGAGTTCATTGACGCAGGCCACAGTTTTTCCGCTTCTGCGGTGACATACCATGAGGGCGTATCTCTGCGACCTTTGGTGAAACGGTATGCACCAAGCTCGTGGCTTGTAATTGAAAACAACTTCTGCCATTAGATACCATGTCTCTTAGTAAACCCCCCGATAGTAGCACGGGCGTGGTCTCTAGCAATAATGGCATCGTTGATATTCTTATAGCTGCCAAACCATTTTTCACAGACGACCACCTGCCACTTCCCAGATACTTGTCTTATATTTGTGTGTCCGGATGTATTATGTTTATGTTTTGCTGCATTTCTTCTATTATCCGATATTGTTGCTTCTCTCAGGTTAGCCCATCTGTTGTCAGAGCTATCGCCGTTGATATGGTCGGTAATATCTGGGCATCTTCCGATCATGTACAAAAAGGCCAAGCGGTGGGCTTGTTTAATCGCTTTTGGTTTTATTTGAATAGTTATGTAGTTTCTTTTTGTTCTTGTTCCAGCCACTACATTTGCATATCTGGCGTTCCATGCGTTGCAGTTTCTGAGTGAGTTGAACATAGACTCAGGACGAGGCTTCCACGTAAACACACCCGTGAATGGGTTGTAGTGAAGAATTGACTTGAGGTATTCTTGCGTCATGTCCATTTGGCCTCCTACGGCTGTCTGGATTAGGGGCTGGTAGTTAACGCTGCCAGTTCCCGACATTATACTCTCCTACTGATAACTAACAACATTATCATCATCCAAGGCAGTTCTACCCAAGGAGTTTTCAATCTTGATGGTAATCGTGGAGGACTTCTCGGTAATCGGGTTGAAGGCAGGTTGTTGTTTAACCACCATCTGCATGAACCGACTGGGGTTCTCTTCGGCCCACGACCTCATAAAGTCTTTTCCCCCCAGGTCCATAAAGACCTCCCCTATTAGACCGGCTATGGGGTGTTGGTCAGACAGGACAGGAACAATCCGTTCCTCGTTAGTCAGGATGACTTCAGGTTCAGGAGGGACTACAGGAAGTAAGACTTTCTCTTTCTTGAGCTTAACGACCTTGCCATGCTCAGCCTTAGCCTGCTCGTAAGCTGCCTTCTGCGCGGGAGATAGACGAGCCATAGTAAAACCTAGTGAGAACTAGCTTATAGTGATACTAGGACAGTTTTGGGGGGGAGTCAATCGGCCCATTGTTCGATAATGAGTTGGGCAACGGTCTTTCCAGTAGCCTTAGCCCTGGTCATTAGGTCAACTTCCGAGTAGGCCCTTTTGACACGCTCTTTCTCAGCCTTACGGCTACGGTGTCTCTTGCGCCTATCCTTCAGAAAAGCGGTGTGTTCGGGTGTTCGTTCAACAGGGTTCTTGCGGGGTATGACTTTAAGTTCAATAGCCCGTAGATAGTAGGGGTGGGCAAAGTGATCTTCAGGGGGAGGTCTTAATAAGGAATAGCCCTCAACCTTCAGGACTTCGTGGCAATTCAATCTTTCGTCTGACAATAACCCAAAACGTGACTTTGGCATACCTATCCCCGCTCACAAAGGATAAAAGGAGCAAGGGGGCTATTGCGTGTGATGGCTCGGCCCCCCTACAGCAATGATATGTTGAGCCTGCCGAAGCAGCACATCAAAGCATGAAACAATCATAACAGATTGTTGACAAGTGGCAAGAGGGGTGTAACATCAAAGCCATAAGTGTGATGGTTCAATCTCCTGTGCTACTCATCGCTTCTTTCGAACTAAACCACTTATTATCCAAACAATTACAGCCTCTGTAAGGCGATACCCTGTCTTAGAAACCCTATTAGAAACTCTATTAGAAACCCTATTAGAAACCCACCAGCCGTAGAGAACTGCAACTCTAAGGCCGTATTACATTTGTTGTGCCCAGAAAAAATAATAGAAAATATGGACACATAGGACCGTACCCCTACTCACCCCTACTTCAAGATCGCACGGGGGGTGTTCGCTAAGCTAGTGATGGCTAGTTGCTAGTCATAGCTAACCTTGACCAGCGGGGTGGACGTGGTACAAGTGCATGGGGTGGATAGGGTGGAGCTGCTAGGGTCGCAACACTAGCTCCCTGTCACCAACTCAGTGCATCATCTACCCATGATAGCGACTATCTACCACTGAATAACCTATAGTTAATAAGTGAATAAATATTAATCCTTTTATTCCATTTTTATTCCATTTTTATTCCATTCGTATCTTTTTTGAGGGCCTTTCCTTTCGCTGGTTGTTGAGAATCCCTTCATAGAATCCCTTCATAGTTATTGGCTATCTGCTTGCCTTGTCTAGTAGTTATATATCATTGGATTTCCTGTTGTTTGGTGTCTATTCTGTAGGTGTTGGGAGGCGCTTTGCTTTCCTTGTTTGGGAGTCTAGGTTATGTACAAATCTACTTATAGAAACATTGAGCGAGCTGAATTAGCTTTTGAGGAAGCTAATCGTTTGGGTCAAACACTGATAGCGCCGCGTATGTTATTCGTTACCTCTGAATTTGCGCCCTCATACTGTGACTGTATTGGCGCGCCGTACTTTGTCATTGTTGACGGTGTAGCTCGCCCTATCAGTAATAAGTGGGAGCTTGCTAGTGAGATGGCTTACTACCGCTAGTCACTAGCCTACCGCGCACTGATTAGTGCGCTTTGGGGTAGCGTCTTGCTATCAACTATTGGGAGTCTATACAATGAAACAATCAGTTAATTTCCATGCTTTCCGCGATGCTTTCCGTGCACATGGTCGGGAGGAGCAATTCACGTATGATGGTCTACGCGCCCTGTTTGATTACCTCGAAGAACTAGAGGCAGATATTGGGGAGGAATTGGAGCTGGATGTCATCGCGCTGTGCTGCGAGTATCAAGAGTACAAAGACCTTGCCGACTATAACGAGCAATATGGCTCGGATTATGATGATCTGGACGCTATACGCGATTGTTGCCAAGTCATTGAAGTCGATGACACATCCTTTATTTGTTCCGAGCACTGATATGAACATTCTCTCTGGCTTACTGGTAGGCGTAGCGTTTACCAGCCTATATGTGTACGGCCCTATCACTGGTGCTGTGATCTTTTCCCTGGCGCTTGTGTGCGCCTGTTTATCGGAGGAGTTATGATCGAACTATTCCGTGTCGCTACAGTGTACCTGCTCGCTATTGTCGTGATCCTGGGCGTGATAGCGGTCATTAGCGGGGCTGTAGTCCTGCTAGTGTCTACCCTGTTGTGAGTACTCAGTTGATTACTCTCAAGCATTTAACGGTTCACCGTTCCCTAATGCGGCAATCGTATTGTTACGAAGCTACCGTCTATTATGATGGCAGTCGCGCCTGCTACGTGACCAATTCAGGGAACGGGGAGCCGGATGTCATTACGGATATCCAGCCCTGCTATGGGGCAATGCTAGCCTATGTCGCTACCCTGGGTTCCGTCCAAGTGGATAGGGCAGGTAATCACTATTCCTATCAACCTACCCTCGAAACAGTCTGTCACGGACTGGTAGCAGATCAAATAGCACTTCAGGACGTTAAAAGGCTAATGAAATCCAGAATCCTGATTGTGCGGGATGGCAATGTCTATCAATCCCCAAAACTGGACAAACAGGCAGATAAATTGATTCATATCAAGAATTATCAATTATCTGAGCCTGATTCTATTATCCTTAATTCGCTACCATTATCTGAAGCATATGAAATATATAGGGGATTGGTCTAAAGCATGAAAATGTTCCTAATTGGGGTTC